GTGGAATCAGTCTCAGAAAAAAGACTACCCCGTCTCATTTTCTCCATGATGAACTCATCCGGCAATTTATCACGCTTGCTAAAATTGCATTTGCGACAAGCTGCCACAAGGTTGTCATCCACATCTGTGCCACCTTTGGCCACTGGAATGATGTGATCGACTGTGTCTGCATCCATGCCGCACCAATAACATTCACGCCCATCTCGATTGAGTATCCTCAAGCGTATCTTCTTCCACTGTGCGCTATTGGCCTTACGCTGTGAGTGTAGGCTCATCAGAACCAGCCCTTACGCTCATGGAATGCCCATGCCTTGCATGGTGTTTGATAACGATTCGTGATGTATTTGATGGTTTGATCGATCTGTCTGTAAGGATCAAGATTGCGATACCACTGTGATCGCATCTGACCTAACCCAAAGTGTGAGCCATTGCGAGCATCTGGATTCCATCGAGATTCTTTGTGAATGATCTTGGCAAAGCAATTGAATTGCTTCCAATCAATAATCCTTGAATGAGCATAGAGCTTGTATTGATCAGCCAATGTTGCAGCTTGTACGGGTTGCATCTGTAAGACAATCGAGCCTAGCAATAGGCAAAGAGCTCCCCTAACCGCCTGTCTCCTTAGCGAGCTATACGGCTTCAGCCGCTCGCTTGCAGAGCAGGACGGTAGCAGGCCTGTCAAATAGGTTGCAACAATGTGGATAACTTGAGCGCGCTTTCTGCGTGTCGTCCACAGGTTATCCACAGGTCACATCCTCATGATCGAACATCAGATCAGTCAAAACAAAAGCTGTGTCCATAATCTTTGATCCTTCAACCAAGATGATCTTGCCACAATTGCACTCATAGCTCATTTTCACAATTGTCATTTATCGCCACCCCAGCCCTTACCCTTGAAATGCACCGGGTTGGCTGTGTAAATCCTCGACATTGGGATCGTGCATCCATCGCAATATGGCACACGATTAAGATCATCACCGATTGGACGATTGATTGTTTTGACCTTTGAGCACACTTCGCATCGATAATCATATTCAGCCAATTGAGTCACCTCGATCCATGACACCCATGACGCCACATCCAAGGCACTGGACGAGCACTTTGCCATCGCCCAGCTGCACATCGTCCATCTTGACGCCATGATTGGTGATCTTCTTTTCGACCCTACATTGAAAGCGCAGCATCTCCATGGGAGCTCCTTCTCAGATTCTCGATCGGATGTAAATTGTATTGTTCAACCCAAAATGATGGCTTTTCGCTTCTCTTCCAGCGTCGATCTTTGGCAATCGATACCGGAATCCATCCTTTGATTTCATAGACTGGCGATTTGCCTGTGACCAGCACAGCGATGTCTGCATTGCGATCGCTCTCACTGATAATCAATGCGCCTGCATCGTATTTCGTCCACTTAACTTCAAGCCTTGATCCGACATCAGCTTGTGTCTTGAATGTGTTAATCGTCGGCTCAAATTCGTCATTGCCAAAGTAGCGAGCGACCACCATCTCCGCGCAGATTGATTCTGCTATCTGGCAGACATATTCATGAAATGACAAGCTTTTGTCGTACCTCGATGAATGATCTGGACGACCATCGATGGCCTTAATTCTTTCAATTGCGACATATAGCGATTTGAGCATCTCATCGTAAGAGACTTTCATTTTCACTTGCAGAGCTCGCAGTACCACAGCTCCGGTGATCCCATGACTGTGTCATATCGACCGCCATCAAATCGCTTGAATGTCTCACATCGATCGCACCATTCAATCTTTGGTGGATCGACATGATCTTTGACGACTGAGCCATCAGTCATGAATCGCGTGCGCTCGCCAGTGGCGATCTTTATCATTTCCATGTCGGCCATCACTCTTGCACCTTCCATTTTCCATCCGCACTGAGGTTGTACCAAATTGCCGGACATTGATTTGCCTTCACCTTTTCAATGCAGACATGTCCTCGATATGGCTTGCCCGTCTTTGGACTTGTGCCTTCTTTGAGTAGGCGATGCCCATGTTTACAGATTGGAGATTCTGCGATCAGCTCACCGCCAAGCTGTGAAGCGATCTCATCGATTGTGCTACCAGCTGTAGCAAATCCATCTTCAGCAAATGGCTTGCTCCACGGATCATCCTCGATCTTGTCCACGAAAGCCTTTGGCAGCGTCTCGACTTGCTCCATGTTTTGCTTTGTCGGCCTTGTCTCAGATCCGAGCAATAGCCCTGCACAGCGTCCAATGGCACTTGTGACAGTGTCCTCGACGAACCATCGCTTCATGCTGGGATTGTAAGATTCGACCCGTCCAAATGCGTAGTCGATCGCTGATGGCTTTTCGTCCTCATATTCACGAAAGATTCGGCATTCCACAAGGATGTACCCTGCAGCTGCATTGAAATCAATAATTGATGTCTCTACGCGATTTGACGGGAATGTGCTGTGCAGTCTTTTGATGCGTGCAGCCACATCCTCATATCCATCCAAGAATCCGGCCATTTATTTGACCGCCTTTGACTTGCCCATTGCCATGCCGACAGATCGGCCATGATGGTATCCGACCGACTTTCCATCCCTGTAGCCCATCGAATAGATGGCCACGCTGATCAATAGCTGCGCCAGTAGCGCAAAGCCGATGATTTGTTCTGTTGTCATTTTGCTCCCGTTTCTATTAGGGGAGCAAGCCCTGCATTTCGCCTGACCCGTGGCAAGGCTCGCTCCCAAGTAAGAGCATGAAGCAAGACTCTGACAAGGTCAAGAATCCTGCGTGTCTTTGGGCGTGTCTGCCGATGATCTGGGCTTGTCTTTCAATCCATTTGAAGCCAAGACTGAACCAAGTGCGCCAGTCAAGAAGATTGTCAGAGTCGAAAGTAGCTCGATGAATGCTCGATCATTGGGAGCTTGATCGCCAAGTGGCTGAGTCACAAAGATCAACGCGTACAGCATCCCGGCGACAGAGAATGCAAAAGTCAGTGCTAGGCAGACGCCAATAAATACAATGAGCCGAGCTTTAAGCTGCTCATTCGTCAGTCTTCGATGAGGTGAAGCCACTCGGATCCTCTCCATATATGTCCTCAGTGCAGACTCCGAGAGCCTTGCATTGCGGCGGATTGCACTCAGGCTTTTCCCAGTTCTCAAATTCTTGGCACTCATAGCGCGTCCATCCCTGATAAGCACATGACGACAGCCCTAGCGAAAGCGATAATCCTAGAGCTGCCGTCAGTACCTTCCGAGTCACTTCCCCAATAACCCGAAAGCCTGATCCTTTGGATTTAACCATCGCAGGATTACCGGTGCGACAGCGGCTGCCCCAGCCATCGCCAATGTCTTTGGATCTGTCTCGCCTGCCATGTATAGCGCGAGAGCTGCAGCCATAAATGACCGAGCCCAGCTTGCTGCTACTGCTTTTACTTGCTCCATTTTTTCTCCTTCTTTGGCTTTTCTGCTTTTGTTGGCGATGGCATTTCTACTTTTGGAAATTCGCCCTTGTACGGCACATATTTCGGACGACCAAAGCCGACGACTTCTTTGCCGATCGTGCGCTGCTTAACCATGACCATGCCGCCATTGCGCTGATCGCCTGTGCCTGATGTGTTGCCTTCGATGCAGATCACTGTCTTGCCATTGATGCCTACAACAATTCCAATGTGACTGATCCGATCGACCGAGTCATTTGGAAAATCCATGAACGCAAGATCGCCAATTGCAGGCACTTCATGCCAGCGGCCAATCTCCTTGAACTTATGAGCTCCAATGGCTGTGCTCACGACCGAGTGAACCTTGACGCCAGCTTGTGCCAGCACCCAATTGCAGAATGATCCGCACCACGGCAGACCATTGGCCTTTGTAAATTCACCATATTTGGTGATGTTGTCCGGTGTTTCGACATAGCCAACTTCACCCAAAGCGATTGCAATTGCCTGGGGTGCTGTGGCAACTGGGTATGTCATAGAAGTAAAAGTTTCGCTTCTTCTGCTGTAATGCCTAGGCGTTCGATTAGTGCAGCTTTAGCCGCTGCCTTGGCTTCTGCCTCAGCTGTGTTCTTGGCAATTAGCGCCTTTTCTTCAGCTGCTCTTTCATCGACTTCCTTCTTTGGTAAAGGCAGGATTTCGACTTCGTTTGTTAGTGCATTTACGATCATTTGAGTTGTCATTATTTAACCAATCCATAGACATTTATTTGACCTGTAATAGTTCCTGAACCCGGGAAAATAGTAAATCCATCGTAAGATGAAGCAGTAGAGTGTTGGAATCCACCTCTTAATGTCAGAAGATTCTGGTCTCTTGTTCCCATTCCATTCATAAATGTCGCAGCTGCGCTAAATGGCTTGTAAATTGTGTAATTAAATCCAACGAAAGAATGAGCGCCAGCTGGGGTTCCTTGGATCAAGAAACTTGTTGAAGAACTTGAGAGAACCGAAGCCGGTCCACCTGATAAGTAAATTTCATCGAGCGCCCAAGCGTAGTTAGTTGTCGCATCTGAACCGCTTGCTCTTAATCTTCCAAGGATGCTTGCAGTAGCGGAAGAAGAACAATAGCCAGTAATGACATAATTATCGTATGTGCTGCTGAAACAGTTATTCAATGAAACAGATGACTGAGTAGTAAAGGTTGCAGAACCAGTTTTAACGAAATCACCAGAAGCTACTGTTGCCCATTTAAGGCCAGTTGCAGCAGTTGAATCAGCCTGAAGTAATTGTCCGTTTGTTCCTACCGCAAGGCGCGCTGGAGTGTCATTGGCTGTTGCAGCAATGAGATCACCTTTTGCATCGACAATTGCATTTTGGATTGCATTTGAGTCATCCTGTGCAACCCAAGTGAAATCAAGATCAGTGCCTGATGCCTTTGACAGCACTTGGCCAGTCGTGCCACCTTTTAGATCGACAAATGATGTGTCAATGGAATTGCCAAGCGTGCGCATTGCAGCTGCGCCATCCTTGACCAAATCTGTATCGTCTGGGGTCTCCCAGCCGAAATTGGTTGTCGTTGCCATATCGTCTCCTTATGCCACAATCGTGGCTTCATTCCAGTCAAGTGTATTTGATAGGGAATTCCAAGTCTCGGCAACACTCACTGTGTTCCATCGAGCCGCCTGCAAGCTGTATGCAGTAGGTGAGACAGTCAATGTGATTGCCAGTCCGTTATATGACGCGCTAAATGTCCAGCCTTCGACAAAGCCTTGAAAGCGACCATTGCCGATATTGGCAGGCAAATCAGTGATGTCGATCGGTAAGCCCATGAACACATTGAGCAATGCGTCTCGATCGCTATCATCGATTTCGGGATTGCCTAGCGGAAAAGTAATTGACCGGAATTGCGGCTGAGGATTCGCTCGAATGCCCAAATAGAAATCGGCCTGATCCTGTGCATCGGCGGCCAACTCCAATGTGGTCTTTATATCTTGTGCTTGGTAGCCATAGAGCGCAATTGATGCCGCGTCACTAGCTGATTTTTTTTGATTATTTTTGTATTCGATGGTGACTGAGTTTCGAATATCGCCTGACTTCAATGATGTCTTGATGCCATTGGCGAGTGCAGTATTGCCTGAGACCACCGTGTATCCATTGGCTGTCAAGTATTCATTGCGATGTGTGCTGTCTGCATAGCAAATGCGACCTTGATTGTCCTCATAAATGTATCCCAGCCCTGAATTGGCTAAAGCTGCAACAAGTGAATACACATCAGTGACGCTCGATGATCGAGCCTGCAATTCATAATCTCCTGGGCGATCGATCTCTCCAAGCCCTGAATTTTGAGCATTTGCCCATGTGGTCGTAGGATTGTAACCAGCCCATGTCTCAGCCGCTGGCACTTGATTCCACGCATTGAAAAGCAATGCCGACAGGATTGTGTAAATCTGATCGCCATCCTCATCTTTTGACAAGACGCCATTGGTCAGTGATTTTGGCAGCTTAGACAAAGCCCCTAGAGCGATGATTTTCATATTCTGCACAAGGCCGCCAGTGCCAGCTGACTTGACTTCAAGATCAAGATCGGTGAAATAGCCACCAAACACATTCACAAATGTGCCAGTCGAATCCTTAACGCTGATTGTGACTTGGTCATTGAGATTCATCGTCACTGGGCTGTCGTCAAAATTTAGAATCGTAAAACTGGCATATCCTGCCGTCGCTTGGCTGTAGATATCAGTACGCCCTGATGTAATCGAGACATCGGCCAAAGTTAGGCTTGCATAGTCATTTGAGCCATTGACTGTAAGTGACCATTCCGGTGTCCAAATGCTCATGACTGAAAGTTCAGAGCTCCGAGTGTGCCACGGCTGAATGACCGATTGAGCACATCGACAATTGTGCGCGCTGTACCTTCGGCATCGATCGCGCCATTGACCGTCACATTAATTGTTGATCCACCGCCACCTGAGCCGCCATTTGGAATGATTGTGCCTGATGTATTTGGCACAAAGAGCTCAGCACCGCGCTCACCTACGACATAAGCAGTGCCAGCATTGACTGCACCGCCATTGGCACGACCGCCACCAAAGACATTGTCGATGGCTCCACCGATAGCCTGTGTGACTGGATTATTTTTGATGAAATTGACGATGGCTTTGATTGCATTAAATGCCTTATTGACCACATCGACAAGATCGGCAAATAATCCAATGACAAAGCTGATGGCAGTGCCAAGATTGTCAAATGCCTGCCCCAAAATCTTGCCAATTACTGGAGCAATGACATCACGCACAAATGTGGCAACGACCTTGAATAAAGCCAATAGCGGCTTGAGTTTTTCCTCATTCTCACCAATCTTGGTTGTGACTTTCTCAAATGCTGATCGCAAGCCATCGATGATCGGCGATAGAACACTTCCAATTGCTGGAATAACAAATTGCGTGATGAAAGACCAAATGGCCTTGAATGTTGGAATGACAAAATCGCGAATGTAACCAGTCAGAGCTTGAAAGATTGGCGTGAGTTTCGGCCCGAGCTCCTCAGCTAGTTTCTGCACAGCTGGGATGACATTATTGACAAAGCCGCTGACCATCGGTGTGATGGCATCGAGCACGAAAGATCCGACAGTCTCTTTGCCTTCCGCAAATGCGACTTGGAGCCGCTGCATCTTGCCTTGAAATGTGTCAGCTTGCTTGGCAGCTTGTCCACCAAATGTCTCAGCCAATTTTGCAGTGATCTGCTCCATCGACATGGTCTTGAGCTCGGCCGCTGATAATCCGATCCCTAGCTTGGCCAGTGATGCAGCATTGCCTTCTTGAGCTTTGGCCATTGCATTTGTAACGGCTTCGAGCGACTTACCGGATCCAGCCGCGACATCGATGGCCAATGACTGCAATTTGAGAGCTGCATCAGAATCTGATGTGGCGCGCACGAGTCTCTCAAAACTTGGACGCAATTCATCATCAGTCAGACCAGTCAGCAAGGATGTCTTGGTGATCTGGGATTCCACAGCTGCGATCTGCTTTGTTGTCGCGCCTGTGACATTGGTCAGAGTGGTCGCGAGCTTGGCCTGTGCAGCTTCATCCTCGATGGCCGCCTTTACGCCATCGACCAGCAATTTGCCAGCGTAGGCAGCGGCAGCGACGCCAGCTGCAGCAAATGCCGCGCCTGCCATCTTGCCAAATTTTGAGACTTTACTGCCAAAGCCTTCGACTTCATTTGATGCGCCATTGACGCCTTTGCGCAAGCCATCGAGATCAGCGTCAAAAGTTATCTTGACCTTTGGAATCGCCATCAGTCCATCCCTGCCTTCTTGACTACATCCTGCACCATCTGTGCATATTCTCTTGCAATAATAGGCAAATAATAATCCATCGCAGGATTGATCCAATAGCCCGACTTGTTATAGGGAGCCTTGAATCTGTCAGAGTAAGCGCGACCGCGTCGATCGACGCCGCGATGTGATCCGTATTCAGATCCCCAAAGCAATGCGCCTGCAACAGCTTGACCTTGCTTGACGACTTTGCCGCCTTTGCGCTTTTCGCCGCCGTATTTGCGGCCGACTTTCTTTGTACCGCCGACATCCACGCGGATCAATCGATCGCGCTTGGCGACCAATGATTCAGCAACCTTGACGGCCACTGGCGTCCTTGATGCCTGTGCGAACATGAGCAATTGTCCGGCAAATCTTTGTGACAATGGCAATGCTCGATCGCGGATCTCTTGCTGAGATTCGGCAGGCAATGATCCCAGCAATCTGATGAGATTTCGGAATTCGGTTGGCTCAACAGTGATGGCCATCGTGCCTTTGCCTGCTTTAGCCATTCCGTTTCTCCAGAATCTCGATCGCCGTCATAATCTGCTCCGCCGTCTGCCATTCACTCATCGGAATTTGAGTGGCAATTGCCAGCTCAACGATGGTGCGATTTAAGCTTCCAGCGGCGTAACTTTTGGGCTGTCTGCCACCTCAGTCGTAATGTCCGAGACTGTCTCGATCCATGCTTCATAAGGCTTGACGGCCTTGCCAGCGGCTTCGCGCTTCATGGCGTGATATGCCAAGAATAAAAGATCAGAGACCCCGATCTTGTCTGCAGCTTGCGTGATGGTGTGGCCTGTCTTGTTTTCCCATTTGCACCACTCAGGCGGAGCTGCCACATAAGTGGCAACCTCGCCCGATGTGTATTCAATTGTGATATTTGTTTTCATGCTCCCGATCTCCTTTTTTAGCTAAATGTCTCGGTAGGTGTACCGACCACTTGGAATGATAGTGACACAGTCTGAGCATCCGGTGCTGAACCGCCGACGGATGGGAATACTGGCATAACATTGCAAGCAAATACGGCTCCAGTTGCAGCTGTCAGTGACGCTGCCAAAGTTGTATTTGGTGCAGATTCACATGCAGTCCAGAGAGCTTCACAGAGTGATCCTGTTGCACCCCAGTCTGCAAGCATTTCGACTTCAAGTGTCCAAGAATCATCGATCGCTTTGTAAGCGCGGCCATCGAGAGTTTGATATGTCTCAATGGTGTGCTCATTTGTGAGTGTGACTGATGTTGCTTGTCCATCGTAATTTACGGTAGCGATCGTCAATACTAGATCGCGTCCGGTGATGACGGTCGTTGGCATAATTACTCCTAGTTTGTTTGTGTGTATTGGGTTGATATTTCAATCTCACACGCGAGAATGTCGGATGCTCCGATTGAAATTGGCGTTGGATTAGACACAGAGCCGACTGTGTAACCTGACGGGATAACCGCCAGAATGCTCATGACTAGCTGCTCGATGTTGTCGAGCGCGGCGGCATTTGAGTACATTGCCACGCCGACAGTGATGACAAGATTGACCCTGACACGGGTTGATGTGCCGATGAGATTGGCTTCAAGATATGGCGATGCTGGCACGACTGCAGCAAATGGCACAATAGGCGATTCAGGCACTGAGTCGTAGGTATTAGCTGCAACGCCTGCGATGGCTGTCTTGATTGCGCCTCGGACGCTTGTGGCGATAGTTGATGCAGGCATCAGCTCACCATCGATCGAGTATCGACCAAGTCACCGAGCAATCCGATGCAGCGATTTGTCAAGCTGCGCCCCATTCTGAATGGCGTTGGGCTGAAGTCCACGCCTTCGATCTGACCGCCTGCAGCTGTGCGGCTTTGGAATACTTCGACCGCGACTGCAAGGATTGCGCTTTCGACATTTGGATTGCCGATGTAATAAGTGGCCGCGCCGTAGCCGGATAAGGTTGCAGTGCCGTTCGGAATGATCTGACGGATCGAGACATCTGCATTTGTAAGCGCGGCCGTGAAATAAAGATCCTCAGCCTTTGTGACTGTAAATGTGGCAGTAAATGGCGCAGGCATCTTTGTGACGACGACTGACTGGCCGACTGCAAAAGTGTGTGGCTCCCGTGTGTAGAAATAGGCCACATTTGAGACAAGCTTGTATTCAGTGATGGCCGTGGTGTTCTGCACAAGGATTGGCAGGATCACGCCTTCGGCCGTGTCAATGATGTCGTCCAAATATGCGTCATTGTAGAGAGATGAGCTCACGCCAAGAAT